AAACCTGGAGACACAGGAACAGAACAACGATTAAGTACTCAGTATTTAAAACATCATGGAAATGCTCTCAAATGATAAGTAGGATATATAGAATCCTATTAGGTGAGGAAGACTTACCCACTTCAGAAAGAAGTGTATTTTATAAGAATAAATCATATACAGATAAAGTTTACAATAAAGCTATAGATGATATGATTAAAGATAAAGATAGATAACTATGGGATTTAAAATGAGATCAGGTAACGGACCGTTACAATTCAAACAAATGGGAGCATCGCCTGCTAAACAACTCACGGGTGTAGGAACTAAAGGGAATTATGGTTTAACAACTGATTTCTTAAAAGATGCTAAGGGAAATAAAATCAGTAAAAAAAATCTTGAAGCTCAACCCTTTTCAAGTTTCCCAATTGACGAATCTAAAAATAATAAGGTAAAACCTCAAAAAATAGATATAGTTGTTGAAGGTGTTGAAGGATCAAAAACGGGAAAAGGTAAACGTCATAAAGTTGGAGAAACAAGTACCTCTTCTAGACCAGAAGATAACGCTACTCCGGAGCAAAGAATGGGGAGTGACTTTGTAACAAGTAAACCTAAACCAAACAAAACTAAGGCAACTAAAACTAAGACAAATAAAAATACAGCTAGTAAGGATAAAACAGAAGCAACTAAAAGCTCGGATGAAAAAACAGCTAAAAAAACGGACCTTGGGCAAGAATTTAGAGATGCGGGCGCAATAATTGCGTCTATTCCTCAAGGAAAATCCATGGTTGAAACTCAACAAAAAATTGCAGATAGAAAAACATCTCTAACTGATAAATCTAATGCTAGAAAAGATAAAGATATTCAAAACGCAAAGGACATAGCTAATACCGAAAGAACAAATCAAGTTATAGCTGAGCATACTGCAAATCTTAATGAAGATAGTGGTAAGCTACCCGCAGACAATCCATCCACTAATTCAACTGGTGAATCATCTGTTGAAAAAGTTAAAAATAAAAAAACAGCAAATGTATCGTATGCAGATGGTAACGACTCTTACACCACTCCAGATGAAATGTTAAAAAAATCAAGAAACCAATAATATGGCGTTTAAACTAGGTGGGGAAAATAGAAAGAGTAATTACGGATCTACGAAAAATAGATTTAACAAAGAAGATGCTTCTGTACCTGGAGTACCTGTTATTAGAAAAAACGATTTAGCTAAAGGTATTATGGCTGAAGCTAATATTGACGGAACTATATTCATAAGTGATAAAATAGAACCAGGTAGCGAGGAAGAAAGAAAAATACTCATGCACGAAATGAAACACATGGTTGACATGAAGACTGGTAAGTTATCTTACACAGACAACTCAATCACTTGGATGGGTGAAGAGCACGAAAGAGAAAAAGGTAAAATTAAATTCGAAGGACAGTGGTTGCCAGAAGGTAGCACTGAATTTCCTTGGGAACAACACTAAAAAAAACAATTATGGGATACGGAATGAGATATACAAAAGGAGGTTTTCCTTTTAAAACAGATTTAAAAGATCTTTCAGGAACAACCGATGAACCAGGTACAAAAGTTGATTTAACTGTAAAACCTAATCCAACAACAAAAGCAGTTCATGACTTCTCTGGGGTTGACCAAAACGAATTGACTAAGCAGGATATGGAAAACAAGCAAGATTTTAATATATCTAACTTGCATAAAGCTACTAAAATGTCTTTAAAAGATAAAAATTACGCAAATAGCAGTGATTTAGAAAAGAATGACGATGATCGTCCTTATGCTATAAAAGAGGCTGCTGCTGGAAACAAGCAAGATAAAAAGGAAGACGCAGAGGGTAAATAATGAGTATTCTAAGTAACATATTCTCTTCTGGAGCAACTGAGCTTGTTAAGGGTGTTGGTGGTATCATAGATGATTTACATACATCTAAAGAAGAAAAACTTGCCGCTGAGCTTAAAATAAAGGAACTTATAAGTAATTATGAGATAGAGATGGAAAAGCAAATTACATCTCGATGGGAAGCTGATATGAAATCTGATTCATGGTTGGCTAAAAATATAAGACCACTAGTTTTAGCTTTTCTAGTAGTATCCACGGTTTTAATGATATTCATTGACGCTGGAACAATAAAGTTTATAGTCGAACCTAAATGGACAGACTTATTACAATTAGTATTAATAACAGTGATCGGCGCTTATTTTGGCGGTAGATCACTAGAAAAAGTAAAAAAATAAAATTATGCACGGAAAATATTATTTAACAGAAAAAATAAAACCAAATATAACTAAAATGGGAAACGTGGCTTATAGTGCGGATGATGTACTTTTTGACTGGACGCCTTTTGAAATACCAAGAGGAACAGCGGCTTTACGAACATTTTTTGCTACGGTTCAAGGAACAGAAGCTGTTGCTGATGGTTCAAAGAATTTTGAACTTTACTTTGCTAAAAGTATTAATGGCGTTGCACCACCAAGTCTTGGAGATCCAAATGACGCGAAAAATGTAATTAAAACTACAGCTGCTAGACCTTGGATAATAGGTTTTCACGCGGTAGATGCTTCCGAGTTAGAAGATTCTGGCGATGGTTTAGTTGGTTATAATTGTCTTGGAAATGGTAAAAGTACAAATCAAGTCACTATTTCTTCCAAACCGCTTATACTTGAAGGAGAACAAGCATATACTAGTACTACTGAAGGTTATCAAACTATATGGGTTGCGGGTCTAGCGCTGGGAGCGATCGATTGGGGCACAGGTTGTATAGTAGCTGGAGCTCATTCTGCTGATGATTTAACAATTGTTATTGATGGCAAAGATGCAGATGATGTGTTTGCAGTTGGAGATACAATTATAGCATTTGATGCTGATGGATCTGGCGAAACAACAATAGGTGATGTAACAGCCGTTGCTGCTGATTTAATAACTGTAGACGCAGCGCCGAACATTATTGCTGATGATGATGAGATATGTGCTTTAAATCCTTTGATATTTCGCTTTGGATTCGAATATTAAAAATAAAAACAAATTAACTTAAATTAAATTAAATAAAATGGCAAAAGGAACAAACGCAAAAATTAAAGAACTTAAAGGCATAAAACCTGAAAGTATTTCTAAAGAACAGTTAGACAAAGTACAGAATGTTGTTAATAGAATAAATCAAGCTCAAATGGACATTGGGGCTTTAGAATCTCGTAAACATCAAGCTCTACATTATATAGCTGGTATTAACGATGAGTTAACTCTACTACAAGAAGAGCTTAAAAAAGAATACGGTACTGACGACGTTAATATCAAAGATGGTACTATAAATTACCCGGAGAATGGCGAAGCTGATAAGAAAGATTAGTATCGGTAAAGATTATAAGAATGACGCTATGCACTATGCCGTGGGGCAAGAAGTGTATGGTGGTCATACTATCTGCGATATTATAGAAGAAGACGATAAGTTTTCTGTCTATATCAAAAAAAATAAAGACGTGTTACCTTGGAAAGACTTTAACAAAAACATGGCTGTATCTGTAGAGTATAATCTACAATACTAATGAAGAGCGTTTACAACTTTGTTGTAAAGCCAAAAGGAGAAAGATACAACAATACTAAAAAGTTTGATGGTGGAGAGTTAATACTTAACACTGATATATTTCAACACCAGTATGTTAACAGAAAAGCTATTGTAATATCAACACCTATCATTGGTGATACAGACATAAAACCAGGAGACACGGTTATAGTGCACCACAACGTTTTCAGAAGATGGAATGACGTTAAGGGTGTTGAAAGAAACAGTAAGGCTTACTTCAATGAAGATACGTACCTTATAAACCACGAGCAAATATTCTTATACAAACAAGAAGACAAGTGGATAGCTCCAAAGGGATATTGCTTTGTAATACCTTTGAAAGCTACAGACCAGTTTAACACTGAGTCTGAAAAACCTTTACAAGGTATTGTCAAATATTCTGACGGTACAGTTGAAGTTGACAACCTAGTTGGTTTTAGACCAAATAGTGAATATGAGTTTATCGTTGATGGCGAGAGACTATTTCGAGTTTTATCTAATTTTATTACAATCAAATATGAACATCAAGGAAACGAAGAAACGTATAATCCAAGCTGGGCACAAAGCAGTTGAAGAGCTTATTAAAGTAGGTGAAGAAGCTATTGTCACTGATTCTGAAGATGATCTAACAGCTGATAAGTTAAAGAATGCCGCAGCTTCTAAAAAACTAGCTATATTTGACGCGTTTGAGATACTTAACAGAATTGAAGAAGAAGAAAACTTGCTTGAGGGTAAAACACCTGAAGAGGCAAAGGAAAAAGCTTTTAAGGGATTCGCAGAAAGTAGATCTAAATAATGTACAATCAAAGTTTAGTTAAGACAGTTGAGCCTGTTAAGAGAACTACTATCAGTAGACTTAACAAAGGTAAGAAGTGGAAATACGGTTACGATAAAGAACACGATATTATAGTGTTATCTCAAAACGGTCAAATAGGTGAGATAATAGAAATACAAGGACTAGTTATTGCGCTACCAAAAGCTCCTAAAGAAATATACAAAGATCCGAAGAACAAATGGGTGAAATTCGAGTACCCCAAGGAGTTGCAGAGAATTAAGAATATATTTGATTGGAGAAGCTATCCGGAAAGCAGTAAAGAAAAATGGTACGATTATATAGACACGGAATTTAAAAGAAGGGAAGAAGGATTCTGGTTCACGAATAATGGTAAACCAACCTGGATAACAGGTACGCAGTACATGTACTTACAATGGAGTAAAATTGATGTAGGTGCTCCAGATTTTAGAGAGGCAAACAGATTGTTTTATATATTCTGGGAAGCATGCAAAGCAGATAAAAGATGTTACGGGATGTGTTACCTTAAAAATAGACGTTCTGGATTTTCTTTTATGTCGTCAGCGGAAACAGTTAATTTAGCCACTCTTGCAAGTGATAGTAGATATGGAATACTATCTAAATCAGGAGCTGATGCTAAGAAAATGTTTACCGACAAGGTTGTGCCTATATCAATTAACTATCCATTCTTTTTTAAACCTATCCAAGATGGTATGGATCGTCCCAAGTCCGAGCTTGCTTATCGTGTACCTGCTAGTAAGTTTACACGAAAAAAGATTACAGCTAACGAAAAGCTGGAGGACATAAAGGGATTAGATACAACTATTGACTGGAAAAACACTGGAGACAATAGTTATGATGGTGAAAAACTAGCTTTACTAGTTCATGATGAATCTGGTAAATGGGAGAGACCTGATAATATTTTAAATAACTGGAGAGTTACAAAAACATGTTTACGATTAGGTAGTAGAATTATTGGTAAATGTATGATGGGCTCAACTTCAAACGCTTTAGATAAAGGTGGAGAAAACTTTAAAAAATTATACAATGCCTCAGATGTCACGAAACGAAATAGAAATGGTCAGACAAAGTCTGGCTTATACTCTCTTTTTATCCCAATGGAGT